CTTTTCCGGTTAATGCCTGGCCGGACTGGAGTGCCTTAAGCGCTTTATCGAAATCGAAGGGCTGGGACATGTGTCATTCCTTTTTGATTGTATATTACTGGAATGACACAGAATTTCTAACACTCCCGAACCGGAATACCGGGAAGGCCCGAACGAGCCGATCGGGAAATTCTCAATGATGGATGACTGGCATCCCTCGCTGGATTTCCGACAACGGGCCGCCCATTGGGGCGTTGCGTTACCAGAGCCGGAGTATTTACCTACGGAGCTTGTCGCGTTCAGGGATTACTGGACGTCGGAGGGAAAGGTGTTCACACAAATCCAGTGGGAACAAAAATTCGCCCGTCACGTAAACCACGTCAGGGCAAAGGCGAAACCAGCCAGCAGGGGAGAAAGCCATGCAGAAATCCAGCCAGACAGCACCGCATCGCGGGCAGTACAGCAAATCAGGGCAGCCCGCGTGCAGTGGGAACGCGAAAACGGGATCGCCAGCGACGGAGACGGCCTGGCGACTCTGGGAAGTCATGGGGGAAATTTATTCGAACCGATGGACGCAGAAGAACGGCGCGGCACCTTCGAAGCTGTGGGTGGCCCAGATTGGGGCGATGACTGAGCGCCAAATCCGGCTGATTTGTCAGCAGTGTATGGAGCGATGCCGGGCGGCTGAGACATGGCCGCCGGACCTGGCTGAGTTTATTTCGCTGGTTTCTGAAAGCGGAGCTAATGCGTTTGGTCTCACAGCCGATGCGGTGCTGGCGGAATATCGTCACTGGCGTAACGAGTCCTGGCGCTACTCCGGCAGTGATAAATATCCGTGGCCTCAGCCGGTTCTGTATCACATCTGCACCGAGATGCGCAGAACGGGCGTTGAGCACCAGATGACGGAAGGCGAACTGAAACGACTTGCAGAACGGTTACTGGCGAAGTGGACAAAACACGTCGGTAATGGTTTCAGCATACCGCCGGTACGCCGTCAACTGGCAGCGCCGCGTCATCCGGCAGGGCCAACCCCGGCACAACTGATGATGGAAGAATTCAGACGGCGTAAGGCGGCGGGAAGGCTTTAACAGGGGGGGACTTATGAGCAGAAATTACACACCGGCGCAGAAAGCTGAAATACAGAAGCGCCTGACGGAACTGGTACGAACCCACGGTCGGATGACGTTTGGAGAACTGCGGAAGATAACGGGGTTAACCATTTTTACAGCCCGCCACTACCTGGAAAAGGCGGAAAGTTGTGGGGATCTGTATCAGGCCGGGAGAAGCGGTATTTTCCCTTCGGAACGGGCTTTCCGGCATTGGAAGCAGAAACGTGAAGATGCCAGGATTACCCGCTTTCTGAAAACGCCGGAAGGTGTGGTGAGTTCCTACGACCGGACCAGAAACGTTATCTGTACGGAGTGCCGGAACAGCGTGACGATGCAAAGGGTACTGGCATTTTCTCGGGGACATTACCGGGAGGCGAAATCTGCATGAAAATCGAATACCAGGAAGGAGGAGCTGAGTCCCGTCTGGTTATCACCAGCGGTTTCCTTTGGTGGAGAAAACATATCCATCTGGTTGATGAAATTTTGTTGCGTGCGCCGCAACTGCGGGCGGTGAGTGAGGGATTTTTTATCGTGACGACGACCGTCAGTGGATTTACAGCGGATGTGCTACGGGCGGAAATGATTGTTGAAGGTATGGGGTACAAGGTGATGAACGTCGAAATGATACATAACAGTTGCATGGAGGCAGACAAATAGCTGGCGTAACACAGAGCGTTGAGTACAATTGCTGCGGGTGCTTGAGGCTGTTTGCCTGGAGCATTCGTGAAAGGCAGACAGAGAAAAGCCCCAGTTAACATTCGGCGTCTTGCAGGACGCTTAACATTAAACTGAGGCCACATCTATGCTCTACACACGTAGATTAGCCTCTTACGGACCGAAAGGTCAAGGAGAAGCAGGCTATGAAGCAGCAAAAGGCGATGTTAATCGCCCTGATCGTCATCTGTATCACCGTTGTAATGGCGGTGCTGGTAACGAGGAAAGACCTCTGCGAGGTACGCATCCGAACCGGCCAGACGGAGGTCGCTGTCTTCACGGCTTACGAATCTGAGGAGTAAGAGACCCGGCGGGGAGAAATCCCCGCCACCTCTGATGTGTCAAGTATCCTCAATGCACCCACATTCAACCCGCTCCGGCGGGTTTTTAATGTCCGGGAAATGAGCATATCAAAAAATAACCAGTTATAAGATTATAAATAGAACACAGAGAAAATGTCATCGCACGTGGTCAAAAAAATAGCCATATTTATTAATAATGATAATTAGTAGTCTAATATATATTCATGGTGAGAATGAAGGTGCTTTAAAAATGCTCAAGTTCGTTATCTATGGAGACACCGTGAAAAAATTAAATAAAACATTCACTTGTAAATATGCTGTTATTCGCCGTGATGACATGACAGTAATTGCTGAAATGGATTTTTTTCCTGACTGCAACAGGTCGTTGATGTATCGGGATGGCCGCTATGTCCGGTTTCTGCCGTTGTTGCAAAATGACATCATGGGGGAGCGATACCCTGATTAATGAGCTAACTATCAGGGCCGGTTATCATGAATAATCATCCTTTGTTATACTCGTCAGCGGGCTGAACTCCCAATCTACTGCGCCAACGGAGAGAGCGATGGCGCATTTACAACTGGTCAAGCAAACCTCATCAGGGCTTCTGCTCCCGGCGACGCCGGAGAGTGGGGATTTCCTGCGCTCAGTAAAAATCGGTGAGTGGATACACGCCGATTTTAAGCGTGTCCGCAACTACGCCTTTCATAAACGATTTTTTAAACTCCTTCAGCTTGGTTTCGACTACTGGACGCCAACGGGCGGCACGGTCACATCGCGGGAACAGAAACTTATCTCCGGGTTCGTTAATTTTCTTTGCGACTCCGCAGGCCAGGAATATATCCCGGCCCTTAACGAGGCGGCGGAACAGTACCTCCATAACGTAGCTACCCTGCGAACCGGGGACGTCGCCCTTCTTAAATCTTTTGATGCCTTCCGGGAATGGGTAACCGTTCAGGCCGGGTTTTATACCGAGCATTTTTATCCGGATGGCAGCCGCGGGCGCCGGGCGAAATCCATAGCATTCGCCAGTATGGACGAAACCGAGTTTCAACAGGTCTATAAAGTTGTGCTGAACGTCCTGTGGAACTGGATTCTGTTTCGTAAATTTTCCTCTCTGGAAGAAGTTGAAAATGTGGCCGCGCATCTGCTGGAGTTCGCATGAAAATGACATGGTTTCAGCATCCGCTGTGTACCACCGAAGAGGCGGATGAGCTGGTGGCGGGATACCGGCGCCGTGGCGTGAAGGTTGAGCGTTACGGTGAGGCGGAGGTGCTGGAACTTGAGAGCAATAATACTCCGCAACGTTGGACGGTTGAGGAGCTGAAAGAAATCAGGATCGCTGCACTGGCGGATCTGCGTGCGCTAAAAAAGCTGGAGGCAGCATGACATTCGAATCCTACTTTGCCGATCATCTCCGTGCTCGCTGGTAGCAGTTGTGCTTATACCATTTCCGGGTTCCATCCTGATCGATTACCGGATTTTGAAAAACTACGTGAAGATAACGGGCGGTACCGTATGAATACACAATATCTGGAATATGTGCGACAGCAGCTCATCGTGGCGACTGCAGATCTGAGTGGCGCCACGAAAGGTCAGTTGCAGGCATGGCTGGAGAACGCCCAGCTCTATACGAAAAACTATCCCCGAAAAAAACAGCGTATCAGGGATGAAGTGACCGGAAAGGGCAGTTTCCGGAGCCTGACGGTCTCCATCCTGGCTGACCTGGCAAAAATGGAGGCACGTATTGCGGCTTCTAAACTGTTGGGTTCAGTACTGGGTATGTTCGGCTTTGGCGCATCAGCAGGCGGAAGTACACCATCCGGGGCATACAGTTCAGCGGCGCTGTCGGTCATTCCAAATGCGGACGGCGGCGTGTACCGCTCAGCAGGACTCAGTCAGTACAGCGGCAGTATTGTTAACAGACCGACGTTCTTTGCATTTGCCAGAGGGGCGGCAGTAATGGGAGAGGCCGGTCCGGAGGCTATACTGCCGCTTCGTCGCGGTACTGACGGTAAGCTGGGGGTTGTGGCAGCAGGTTCCGGAGGGATGGCGATGTTTGCACCGCAGTATCATATTGCAATCAGCAACACGGGGCCGGAACTGACGCCGCAGGCGCTGAAGGCGGTTTATGATCTGGGTAAAAAGGCGGCGGCTGATTTCGTGCAGCAGCAGGGGCGTGACGGCGGCAGGCTGAGCGGGGCATATCGATGATGAAAACCTTTCACTGGAAAGTTGACCCGGACATGGGGGTGGATTCGGAACCACAGGTGTCGGTGGTGAGGTTCGGTGATGGCTACGAGCAGCGGCGTGCATCCGGGATCAATAATGACCTGAAAAAATACAGTGTGACTATCCGCGTTGACCGGGAGGATGGTCCGGCACTGGAGGGCTTTTTGTCACAGCATAACGGTGTGAAGGCGTTTTTGTGGACTCCGCCTTACGGATACCGGCAGATTAAGGTTGTCTGCCGGAAATGGAGTGTGAAAGCGGGATTGCTGAAAACAACATTCACCGCGACATTTGAGCAGGTTATTTCTTAGTATTTTTGATCGAAACGATCGATAAATATGATTGAACTTTCTAACCTGCTGCTGTTTCACTGAGCCCGCACAGTCAATAATCAAAAAAAGGAAATGTTATGAAAAAGATTGTCGTGGCGGTTTTAGTTGGTCTGGCGTTAGGTAGCATCGGCGTGGCTAACGCAGCAGGGTATAAAAATACCGTTTCAATTGGATATGCCTACACAGATTTAAGCGGCTGGCTTTCCGGTAATGCGAACGGTGCCAACATCAAATATAACTGGGAAGATCTGGACAGTGGATTCGGGGCGATGGGTTCAGTTACATACACCTCGGCTGATGTTAATAACTATGGGTATAAGGTAGGTGATGCTGATTATACCTCCCTTCTTGTTGGTCCTTCATACCGTTTTAACGACTATCTGAATGCTTACGTGATGATTGGTGCAGCAAACGGACATATTAAGGATAACTGGGGAAATTCTGACAATAAAACCGCCTTTGCTTATGGGGCAGGTATTCAGCTTAACCCGGTTGAAAATATTGCCGTTAATGCGTCTTATGAGCATACAAGTTTTTCCACTGATGCTGACAGTGACGTCAAAGCTGGAACCTAGGTGCTTGGCGTAGGTTACAGCTTCTGACCTTTAACATCGATACAGATTTAATGCCCTCCAGTGAGAGGGCTTTTTTATGGGTAAAACGAAATTATGACGATATGGCTATGTTGCTGTTATTTCTCAATGACACCACAGGCAAAACGTGCACCGCCACCACCCAGTGGAGCAGGTTTATCGGAGTAATTGTCACCGCCTTTATGGATCATCAATGAGTGACCTTTCAGTTCTGACAGTGATTTAAGGCGTGGTGCCAGTAACGGATACGTGGCTGTACCATCTGCATTGACAACCAGTCCAGGCAGATCCCCCAAATGCCCTTTGTCATTATATGGGCCAAGATGTTTCCCGGCTTTTTCGGGGTCAAGATGTCCTCCGGCCATGAGCGCCGGAACCTCTTTACCGTCTTTCATTCCCGGCATACAGCTTGGGTTTGTGTGGACATGGAAGCCGTGAATTCCTGGCGTAAGACCATTTAGGTGAGGAGTGAAAAGCAGACCGTAAGGTGTCTCTGAAACTGTGATTTCACCTATGTTTTCTCCTGTTCCGCTGGACAGGGCATCGTTCATCTTTACAGTCAGGGTATTCTCTGCCATTGCTGAACAACTGATGAGCGCACCAGCTACCAGCGACAATATTGTGTATTTCATTAGTTACCTCGTTTTTTGGTTGTATCGTAAATACCATTAATAAAAGCAGGTATATTTTTGCAAGATAAATAATAAAGGATCTCTCATATATGCAGGATATACCACAGGAAACCCTGAGCGAGACCACCAAAGCGGAGCAGTCCGCGAAGGTGGATTTGTAGGAATTTGATTTAACCGCGATTGGCGGTGAGCGCTTTTTCTTCTGTAACGAACCGAACGAAAAAGGCGAGCCGTTAACCTGGCAGGGGAGGCAGTACGAACCGTACCCGATACAGGTACAGGATTTTGAGATGAACGGGAAAGGCGCATCTCCCCGCCCGAACCTCGTTGTTGCCAATCTCTTTGGTCTGGTCACGGGGATGGCGGAGGATTTGCAAAGTCTCGTCGGCGCGTCAGTGGTAAGGCATCAGGTTTACAGCAAGTTTCTTGATGCGGTGAATTTCAGTAACGGCAATCCGGGCGCTGACCCGGAGCAGGAGGCGGTAGCGCGCTATAACGTGGAGCAGTTGTCAGAACTGGATTCATCAACTGCTACCATTATTCTGGCATCACCGGCAGAAACCGACGGTTCTGTGGTGCCGGGGCGTACCATGCTGGCGGACTCCTGTCCGTGGGATTACCGGGATGAAAACTGCGGATACGACGGCCCGCCCGTGGCCGATGAGTTCGATAAGCCCACCTCAGACCCGAAAAAGGATAAATGCAGCCACTGCATGAAAGGCTGTGAAATGCGTAACAATCTGGTGAATGCCGGATTTTTCGCTTCCATCAACAAACTGTCTTAACAGGTTCCCATGATTAACGATGACATTCTGGCACATGCCCGACAGTGTGCGCCTGCGGAATCGTGCGGTTATGTGGTCAGAACGGCACAGGGAGAGCGGTATTTTCCGTGTGAAAATCTGTCTGCTGAACCCACGATGTATTTTCGTATATCCCCGGAGGATTACCTGAATGCCCGGAACCGCGGCGACATCGTGGCGCTGGTACACAGCCATCCTGACGGTAAGCCCTGTCTCAGCAGTGCGGATCGTACCCTCCAGATACAAAGCGGGCTGGACTGGTGGCTGGTCTGTGATAACAGGATACATCAGTTCCGCTGCGTGCCACACCTGACCGGGCGGCAGTTTGAGCATGGCGTGACGGACTGCTACACGCTGTTTCGTGATGCCTACCATCTGGCCGGGATTGATATGCCGGATTTCGATAGGGAAGATGACTGGTGGAGTCAGGGTAAAAGCCTCTATCTGGATCACCTGGAGGCGGCGGGATTTTACCGGGTGAATCCGGAGGATGCGCAGCCCGGCGACGTGCTGATTTGCTGTTTTGGTTCACCGACGCCCAATCATGCGGCGATTTACTGCGGCAACGGTGAACTGTTGCACCATATTCCGGAGCAGTTGAGTAAACGAGAGGGGTATAACGACAAATGGCAACGACGGACACACTCAATATGGCGGCACCGGCAATGGTGCGAATCTGCCTTTACGGGGATTTACAACGATTTGGAAAGCGCATCAGCCTCAGCATAAAGACAGCGGCGGAAGGCATACATGCGCTGGCGATACAACTCCCCGGATTCCGGCAGCGAATGAATGAGGGCTGGTATCAGGTCCGGATTGCCGGGAGCGATATGGCGCCGGATACCCTTACTGCCAGACTGAACGAATCGTTACCGCCGGGGGCAGTGGTTCATATTGTACCGCGTATGGCGGGAGCGAAAAACGGTATCTGGCAGGTGGTAGCCGGGGCAGCGCTGATTGGCGCGTCATTTATTCCCGGTCTGAATGCTGTAGCGGCGGCAGTATTGTTTTCCGCAGGAACCAGTATGGCACTGGGTGGTGTGGCGCAGATGCTGACACCTGTACCCAAAACACCGACGGTGGGTCAGACAGATAACGGGAAACAGAACACGTACTTTTCTTCCCTGGAAAATATGGTGGCCCAGGGGAACCCGGTGCCGGTGTTGTACGGTGAAATGAAAATCGGGTCACGGGTGATATCGCAGATGATGAGTACCCGGGATGAGAGCACGTCGGGAAAAGTTGTGGTGATCGGCTCCCCGTTACAGGCAAACACCACGTCGCGGCAGGACGGCGGGATTACCAGACCGTCTGTCGTCATCCGGCAGTGATAATCATGACAACATGAGCTGATACACATGACCGCCATTACGGCGGTTTTGTTATTTATGGAGCCAGGAGAATGAGCAAAGGTGGAGGGAAGGGGCATACACCACGTGAGGCGAAGGACGATCTGAAGTCCACACAACAACTGAGCGTGATTGATTCCCTCAGTGTCGGCCCGGTGAACGGTCTGCAGAGCGTGCTGATTAATAACACGCCGGTGGTGGACGCGGACGGTAACAGTAATATTCACGGCGTGACCGTGGTATATCAGGTGGGGGAGACACCACAGGCACCGCTGGAAGGTTTTGAGGCTTCCGGCGCGGAAACGGTGCTGGGTGTGGAAGTGAAACACGATAATCCCGTTACCCGTACTGTTGTCTCAGAGAATGTCGACCGGCTACGCTTCACCTTTGGTGTACAGATGCTGCAGGAGACCACGGACAAGGGGGACCGTAACCCGTCCTCCGTGAATCTGCTGATACAGTTTCAGCGTAGCGGGATCTGGAACACAGAATTTGATATCACTATTAACGGCAAGATCACAACACAATATCTGGCATCGGTAGTGGCTGATAATTTACCGCCGCGCCCGTTCAGTGTCCGCATGGTCAGGGTGACACCGGACAGCACCACCGACAGGCTTCAGAACAAAACGCTGTGGTCGTCGTATACGGAAATCATCGATATCCGGCAGGGTTATCCTGGCACAGCGGTTGCCGGTCTGCTGGTGGATGCGGAACAGTTCGGCAGCCAGCAGGTCACGCGTAACTACCACCTGCGCGGACGTATTTTTCAGGTCCCCTCAAACTATGACCCGGATACCCGCACATATACCGGCCTGTGGGACGGGGCGTTTAAACCGGCGTACACGAATAACCCGGCGTGGTGCACGATGGATAAACTGACCCACCCCCGTTACGGGCTGGGCAGGCGTATCGGGGGGGCGGATGTGGATAAATGGGCGCTGTACGCCATCGCGCAGTACTGCGATCAACCGGTGCCGGACGGATTTGGCGGCACGGAACCCCGCATGACGCTTAATGCGTATATTACCACCCAGCGTAAGGCGTATGACGTTCTGGCGGATTTCTGCTCGGTGATGCGTTGTATGCCGGTATGGAATGGCCGCAAAATGACCTTCATCCAGGACCGCCCCTCCGATAAAGCATGGACCTACACCAACGGTAACGTGGTGGGCGGGCGCTTTAAATACAGCTTCAGTGCCCTGAAAGACCGCCATAACGCGATAGAAGTGAGATACACCGATCCGCTGAATGGCTGGCAAACCTCCACGGAGCTGGTGGAAGACCATGCCTCACAGGCCCGTTATGGACGCAATCTGCTGAAAATGGACGCGTTCGGCTGTACCTCACGTGGACAGGCGCACCGGACGGGGTTGTGGGTGATGATGACGGAGCTGCTGGAAACGCAGACCGTGGATTTTTCTGTCGGTGCGGAAGGTCTGCGTCATACACCGGGCGATATTATTGAGGTCTGCGACAACGATTACGCCGGGGCGTCGGTCGGTGGGCGTATCACTGAACTGGATATTTCCACCCGCACGCTGACGCTTGACCGGGAAATAACACTACCGGAAAGCGGCGCCACCACGCTGAATATTGTCGGGCCTGACGGTAAGCCGTTCAGTACGGAGATTCAGTCGCAGCCCGCACCGGATCGGGTGGTAACGAAAGTCCTGCCGGAAACCGTGCAGCCATACAGTATCTGGGGGCTGAAACTGCCCTCCCTGAAGCGCCGCCTTTTCCGTTGCGTGCGTATTAAGGAGAATGACGACGGCACATACGCCATCACTGCCTTGCAGCACGTTCCGGAAAAAGAGTCCATCGTGGACAACGGGGCGCACTTTGACCCGTTACCGGGGACCACCAACAGCATTATTCCGCCCGCTGTGCAGCATCTGACAGTCAGCACGGATAACGACAGTACCCTGTATCAGGCCAAAGCGAAGTGGGGCACGCCGCGGGTGGTAAAAGATGTGCGTTTTGTGGTGAGGCTGACCACAGGCAGTGGGAACGAGGGCGATCCGGTTCGTCTGGTGACAACGGCGACGACCAGCGAAACGGAGTACGCCTTCCACGAACTGCCACTGGGTGACTACACGCTGACAGTCAGGGCAATAAACGGTTACGGGCAGCAGGGTGAACCGGCGTCCGTGGCATTCAGTATTCAGGCACCGGAAGCGCCATCCACGATTGAGATGACGCCGGGTTATTTTCAGATAACGGTGACGCCGCACCAGACTGTCTACGATGCCAGTGTGCAGTATGAGTTCTGGTACTCCGCCACGCAACTGGCGACTGCCGCCGATATTCAGTCAAAAGCACAGTATCTGGGCGTCGGGTCATTCTGGATAAAGGATGGACTGAAACCACTGCATGATGCCTGGTTTTACGTGCGCAGTGTAAATCTGGCTGGAAAATCAGTATTTGCGGAAGCATCCGGACGTCCGGGGGATGACGCGAAAGGGTATCTGGATTTTTTTAAGGGACTGATTACGGAGACGTATCTTGGTACGGAGTTGCTGAAAAAAATTGACCTGACGGAGGATAACGCCAGCAAACTGCAACAATTTTCGAAGGAGTGGCAGGACACTAACGATAAATGGAGCGCCACGTGGGGCGTCAAAATAGAGCAGACCAAAGACGGCAAATATTATGTGGCCGGACTTGGACTGAGCATGGAAGACACGCCTGACGGGAAGATAAGCCAATTCCTGGTGGCGGCGGATCGCATTGCTTATATTAACCCGGCAAACGGAAACGAGACGCCCGGATTCGTCATGCAGGGCGACCAGATAATCATGAATGAGGCGTTCCTGAAATACCTGAGCGCGCCGACCATTACCAGTGGCGGGAATCCTCCGGCATTTTCCCTGACGCCGGATGGAAAGCTGACTGCGAAAAATGCGGATATCAGCGGCCATATCAACGCTGTATCTGGCTCGTTTACGGGAGAAATCAATGCCACCTCCGGTAAGTTTTCTGGCGTGATAGAAGCAAGAGAGTTTGTCGGTGATATCTCCGGCTCAAAAGTCATGCAGGGCGTGAGCATCAGGGCGACGAACGACGAACGCAGCACCTCAACACGGTATACCGACAGCGCCACCTATCAGATAGGGAAAACCATCACGGTGATGGCTAACTGTGAGCGTAACGGTGGCACCGGTGCCATCACCGTCACGATAAATATTAACGGCCAGGTGAAAACGGCGGAGGTTATGCCGTATACCGCAGGGATTCCGGCCATGTATCAGACCGTCGTCTTTTCGGTCTACACCACTTCACCTGTCGTGGATATCAGCGTCTCTCTGAGGGTCCGTGGGCAGTACACCACGTCTGCTTCCGTCTGGCCGCTGGTGATGGTTTCCCGGTCGGGGAGCAACTTCACAAACTGACCGGATTTCCGGTCCCTTTCGTTTAATGAGGAACAAATATGACTATGTCGTGCGTAATTTCTCTGGCGGCAGGGCTTTCCCTGTCCGTTTTATTTTCCACTGCTGCCGTTGCCGATAACGGAAGAGGAAGCGGCAACAGCAATATTGAAAACCAGACCCGGATTTATACCGGCACCGACCGTGGGCAGAAACAGCACCGCGAGGCAAAGGGAAAAACAATCACGCGGAGCGTCCAGTGTTCTCTGCCGGCATATTTACGTGACCCGGATAATCAGTGCTGAGATGTGAATGAATCTGAAGCCTGCCTGCGGGCGGGCTTTTTTATGGAGGCAATATGCCAGTACTTATTTCCGGCGTACTGAAAGATGGTACGGGAACGCCGGTACAGAACTGCACCATTCAGCTGAAGGCCTGCCGGACCAGTACGACGGTGGTCGTGAATACGGTGGCATCAGAAAATCCGGATGACGCCGGGCGCTACAGCATGGATGTGGAGCAGGGGCAGTACACTGTCACGCTCCTGGTGGACGGGTATCCCCCGTCACATGCCGGAGTTATTACGGTTTACGATGATTCAAAGCCGGGCACCCTGAATGATTTTCTGGGGGCCATGACGGAAGACGACGTCCGCCCGGAGGCGCTGCGGCGTTTTGAGGCGATGGTGGAAGAAGTTGCCCGCCAGGCATCGGAGGCATCGCGGAATGCCA